GGGATGGAATTGGGCGGCGACTACCAGATGGAAGATCCTCGTACTCTCGAGTACCTTAAGGTACTTGAGAGATTATCCGAGGAGTCGGACGAAACTACCCCTAAAGGGGAGTTCGACCGCTGGGACACTGCAACAAAGACCAACAAAGGTTGGTTGATGTCAGATCCAGGAACCCGAGGCCTATTGACCTTGGAGAACCTCATCGCTGAAGAGGAGGCAGCATTGCGCTGGGAGCACGGTCTCGACAAAGACACCGAGCTCACCCCGACAATCATCTTGACAAAGAAGAAAGTTAGGGTCGCCAACTTCAGACATGTGGGAATCAACGGAGACGACAGCACGACCATAGGTCCTGCAGAATATCTCAAAGAGATGATCCCTGCTCACGCAAAGAATCTAATGATTCCGAGTGAACGTAAGTTCAGCTTTGGGAAAACCTCGACGTTTTGTCGAGAATGGTTTACCCTTCTGCCGAACACGGACGTCTACAACATGAAAGACTATAAAGTCAGCATGATGGTGGACTCGATAAAGCCAAGCTTTATCTCGCCCGAGACGACTCCCTCAGCCGACGGTACCAATCCGTCGGTAGGCAAAGGCCATGCACTGTTCAAAAGAGCAGAATGGATGCCTGAGGGCTGGAAGAAGCTCTGCTCCAAAGTGGGCAGAGCAAGATTCTTCTGTCGTATGGAAAGGTACCTCTACCGCCGCAAGGGTGGCAGGGGTTACAACCGATTAATCGAGTTGCCTTTCCAATTCGGGGGGTTAGCAATGGCCCCGTTCAAGTTCGCCGAGTGGAATCCACGCGGAGCACTTGCACAGTGTTCAAGAGATCATATGATCCTCCTGACAGCACTGATGCAGAAAATAGGCCCAAAGGCCGAAATTCTCAGAGTTCTTCAACTTTTCGCCAGCGATCGCTACGTTCGCGGCATTAAGATTGAAGAAGAGACGGTTGACCAAGGTGTCTTAGACTACCTTGGGTCGTTGCCGAGCCAGACTCACGCCGAGGTTTGGGCCGAGCTCATAGAGCAGGGCAAACTTCGCGAAGGAGCTGGTTATCGCCATTTCCAATCGGCGTACCGCAAGAGCGGATACGTCACCGAAAAGGACCTGCTTGAGCGGGTGAAACGGCTTGAAAATCAAAAGTCTCTGTTCTCAAAGAGAGCAAAGTCTGGTTTTGATGACGCCACTTGGGAGGCGCGCCACGAGAATCTGAACGCAAATGCATTCGTTCTTAGGCGCACAACTCCAGAACTGGCCGAATTACAGCCAGCGGACATCGATGATCTTGCAGAATGGCTAAGAGCCATGGGTAACCCAAATAAGGTTGCCGGATTCTGCGGGAGCTCGGACGTCTACATTCATAAGAATGATCTCAAGGCCTATAGGTCTCGAGATGGACGTCTCGTGTCTGCGACAGACTTTGTCGATGAGTCTATGGAAGACCCCACCAACTTCGAACCCGAAGACCTGAATGTCGATGCTATTGACGTTTTGTCTGATAGCATCGGTTTAGATCTACCTTCGATCCTTGCGATGACGCAAGGCGAAGTAATGGATTCATCTTCTATCGTTAGCTCATCCTCAACCTATAGGTCTGAGGTGAGCCTAGGAGGCTGGACATCGCGTCTGCGACGCAATGTCTTTGTTGCCTAGCCGGCATCGCCGGTACTCACGCAAATTGGGAGAGAACAATTTCTCCACTTACTCCATCTGGACGCGCAAGCGTTTTG